AGCTTGTAAGTGGATGAGAATGACTTTTGGTCCTTATGTTAGGAATACTAGAATATGGTCTGTCCAGGAGTGTCTTGACCAGTTGAAGTTGGATACATCGGCAGGAGTTCTATTTAAAAAGAAATGGGACTCCAAGGCCGACGCGATCCAGGATTCGACCTTTTGGGAGATTTATCGTCGATATGAAATTGAGATGAATCTTTCAGGAGGTGTCGAGACGATTCAGGGTGGGTGCTGTAAGCTTGAGTTACGACCTAGAGAGAAAGTTGAAGCTTTAAAGACTCGTGTTTTTATGAATGCTCCTCTGCATTTTGTTCTTTTTGCCCTACAGTACTGTGGAGATTTTAATGATAAGTTTTATAAGACTTACCAACATCATCCTAGTGCTGTTGGCATGAGTAAATTTAATGGAGAGTTTTCTCAAATTGTCGAACGCTTGAAATATCCGGACCATTGTTTATCACTTGATGGATCCAATTTTGATGGATCTCTTCACTGGGATATTTTTAAAACAATAGCCCATTTTAGATTTGAGTCATATGAAAACATTGATCCTAAGATATTGCCAATTCTAGTGAATATATATCAGCAAACTTGCTATTCTAGTGTGATGATGGAAGATGGTGTCCTGGTTAAGAAACAATGTGGAAACCCTTCTGGAAGCCCAAATACAATTGTTGATAATACTCTGACAAATTTCCTCCTTTTTGCTTATGCTTACATTCGTTTGACAGGTAACAAAAGTTACAAGATGTTCAAGGAACAGGTTAGCATGAATCTCTTTGGGGATGATAATAATTTGTCATTACATCCTAAGTTAGCAGCGCAATTTACACCAGCCCAGTGGTGTTTAGCCATAAAGGAATTAGGGTTTGACTATACTAGTTCCACTGATTCTTATGTTTCTCTGTATGAGTTGGATTTTCTTAGTCACACCTTGAAAACAGAACAACTTTTTGGTATAGATACCAAAGTTCCTGTTTTAGAATTAGAGCGTTTAGTATCCTCTTTGTACTGGTCCCCTCAATCGGATCCCTTAGTGCGTTTGCAGCGAATATGTAGTTTACGCATTGAAGGTTACTATACTCCCAAGTTCCGAGAAATCGTTGAACTTGTAATTGGTAAGTACAAAAAGCGATACTCGTCTAGTTCGGAGATGATGACTGTTTTACAATTAAACTATCCTACTGAATATGAAATTGCTGTTTTATACTCAGGTTTTGAAAGTTCCGTTAGAGAGAAGGTTGAAAGGGAGTTTAAATTTTTCTCCACTTCAGCTGGATCTCCTATGTATGGGAGTGGCCTTGAATACGAGCTCCTATTAAGTAGTATACGTGGACGCTTTCAAAACAAGGATGCCCAACCCAAACCCCCAGAAAAACACTAAGAAACAGGATCAGAAACCCAAAAGAAGAAGACATAGATCTAAAGGTAATCGAGTTATGATGCCAAAGGACCCCCGTAATAAGTTTGCTGTTGAAGAAGTAACAAACTCCATGGTCGTTCCTCGCAATGAGCAAGATCGTGTTGGTAGATTGTTATCTGCTCAGCATAATGATTTCGTGGCTTCTTATTTGGCAACCTTGATTAATCCAAAGTCACATATGTCTCGTGTCCCTGACTCATATGCTCGACCCACTGCTTTGGTCCGCTCTATTTCTACATATGATATTCCTGTCTTTATTGATGGTACTGTTGATTCAGGACGTTTTTCTGCTGCAATTCAACCAACCATGGGAGGTATTAGTGCTCCGATAAATTTTAAGGTCGGTTTGGTCAAGGGTAATACTACCTGGCCTACTGACTTTTCAAATTCTGGAAATTATACTACTACGTTAAATGGTAGAGATGTTCGTTTAGATCAGTTTTACGGACAGCTTACCCAGCCCTACACAGGTTCGTGTGGAGCTGATGCAGTTAGTATAAGCCCTAATCCTCCTTTTGGTGCCGCTGGCGCCTTTGCGTTGGGTTTTGGATATAATCTTTCTCCCGTTTATTCGGTTGCAGGAAATTATAGTAGATTTACGTTATCTCCGGGTCTTTATTACTTAGAGGTTTTTATGAATGCAACTGGAACTTTGGTTCAGTCCATAAACTTCTCTTCGGAAATAAATTTAGTGAATGAATTTAATTTTACTACACCAACTACAGTTAATTTGTCTTGGTATCTGGTCGTTAATTCTAACGGTCAGTACTTTGAGATTAATAACGTAGGTAGTGCAGGAAATGTTCAAACACAAATGTTCCTGACCCGAGCTGTTAACGATTCCTTGGATGCTCCTCAAGATTATGGGGACATGAAAGAATATCGTCCGGTAGGTATGTCTGTTCTAGCGACGTACGTTGGCCCTACCCTTACTGATGGTGGTAATATAGCGGTTGCGTATGTTCCTGGAAACACTCTTGCCACACAGTTCTACTCCTCCGGATCTGTTTCCCAAGGTTTACTACAAAATTGGGAAAATCTTTCTCTTTTACCAGGAAGTTACAATGGTAAATTGAAGGAAGGAGCCTACGCTTGGTGGGCTCCCGAATCCAATGTGGATGTTGAGATGAACTATCCATCATCATGGGAAGCCCGTGCGCCTCCTGCAATAATTGTTAGTGGTGCTTACGCGCCAGGTACCTTTTCAGGTACCGGTTATAGTCAAACTATCGTCAGACTGGAAGTAGTTACAGTTTACGAGTTTACTACTAACTCACAGTTATATGAAGTGTCGAAGTACATAGGCTCCCAGCACATTTTTGATACCGTTAATAAAATAGCTTCGGCTGAACCTCACTGTATGGCTAATGCTCAGCATAATAGCTTTATAGGTAGGGTTCTTAAAGGTGTAGGAAATGCTGCTAAATGGGTGTGGAATAATCGTGATGCAATAGGTAGAGTTGGTCAAGCAGCTATGCCTCTTCTTTTGTAAGTTATCTG